AATGGCAAGTAACAAATTAACAGTTTCAGATTTAGATTTTGACTCTATAAAAACAAATTTAAAAACATTTTTACAAAGTCAATCAGAGTTCCAAGATTATAATTTTGAAGGATCAGGATTTTCTATTCTTTTAGATTTATTAGCGTACAATACACACTACTTAGGTTTCAATGCTAACATGTTGGCAAATGAAATGTATTTAGACAGTGCTGATATAAGAAAAAATATAGTATCACTTGCTAAGATGTTAGGTTACACTCCTACATCAGCAAAATCTCCTACAGCTAGTTTAGATATTTTAATTAATAATGCTTCAGGCGCTTCAGTTACAATGTCTAAAGGAACAGTTTTCACATCTAGTATAAGTGGAAATTCTTATCAATTTGTTACAAACGAAATTCATACTTTAACACCAACAGATGGTGTTTATAAATTTGAAAATATTTCTGTTTACGAAGGCACATTAACGACTTTTAAATACACAGTTAATACTTCCGATCCTGACCAAAGATTTATTATACCTAATGTTAACGCAGATACAACAACTTTAAAAGTTTCAGTACAAAATTCATCAGGCGATACAGCAACATCAACATATAATTTAGCGACAGGTATTACAAGCTTAGATTCAGAAAGTAAAATTTATTTTTTACAAGAAGTTGAAGATGGTAAATTTGAAATTTATTTTGGTGACGGTGTTATTGGTAAATCTTTATCAGACGGTAATATTGTAATAATGGAATATGTTGTTACGAATAAAACAGAAGCAAATGGTGCTTCTAATTTTACTTTATCAGGCGCAATTGAAACTTTTTCAGATGTTTCAATCACAGCAGATTCAACTGCTCAAGGTGGCGCTGAACCACAAACAAAAGAATCAATTAGATATAATGCCCCTTTACAATACTCATCACAAGACAGAGCGGTCACTACAAGTGACTATGAAACAAAAGTATTAGAGTTATATCCAAATGCTCAATCAGTTTCAGCATGGGGTGGCGAGAATGATGAAACACCAGTTTACGGTGTTGTAAAGATTGCTATTAAGGCAGCTTCAGGTTCTACTTTAACAGAAGCTACAAAAGAAAGTATAGTATCCCAATTACGAAAATATAATGTTGCCTCTGTTAGACCAATAATTATTGATCCAGAAACAACTTTTATTATTTTAACTTCAAACATAAAATATGATCAAAAGGCAACAACAAAAAATACTAATACTTTAAAATCAGAAATTACAACAGCGATTTCAAATTACAATACAGACACATTACAAAAATTTGATGGTGTGTTTAGACATTCAAAAGTTACAGGTTTAATTGATGACGTTGATAGTAGTATTTTATCTAACGTAACAAGTTTATTGGTTAGAAAAACATTTACACCATCAATAAGTTCATCAACAAGATATGATATATATTTTAGAAATGGTATATTCAATCCACATGCCGGCCACAAGTCAGGCACTGGTGGTGTAGTTACTACATCAGGTTTTAAAGTATCAGGTGATACAAATATTTATTTTCTTGATGATGATGGTAATGGTAATATAAGAAGATATTATTTTGTAGGTTCAGTTAGAACATATGTTAATAGTACACAAGGTACTGTTGATTACTCAACAGGTCAAATTACAATTAACTCTTTAAACATTCAATCAATAGAAAATATAAGAAACTCAACATCAACTGTAATTGAGGTGACTGTTGAACCAGCTTCTTATGATATTGTTCCTGTGAGAGATCAGATTATAGAAATTGATACAGCAAACTCAAAAATTACAGTAGAATCAGATACATTTGTTGGTGGTTCAGCCACTGCTGGTGTAGGTTACACAACAACATCTAATTACTAATGGCGACATTTAAAGACAAAATATCTAATCTGATTAATAGTCAGGCTCCAGAGTTTGTTGTTGAACAACACCCCAAATTTTTAGAATTCATTAAAACGTATTATACGTTTATGGAATCAGCTGAGTTAACTGTAACTTCAGTTCAAACAACTGATGGTATTTTATTAGAAACCGAAACCTCTCAAACTAACGAACTACTATTAGATGGTTCTCGTTTAGATACAGATAGAACACAACTAGACGCTGGTGATAAAATAATTTTAGAAAGTTCTACATTTGGTAAATTTACTAGAGGTGAAACTGTTACAGGTCAAACATCAAATGCTACAACAACAGTTTTAGCGGAAGATTTAGTTAACGGCCGTTTATTCATATCAGCACAAGATAAATTTATTGTAGGAGAAACTATACTAGGTAATTCATCTAACGCAAGTGCATTAGTTAACATATACAAACCAAATCCAGTAAACACTATACAAGACTTATTAAATTTTAGAGATCCTGATAAAGTTATATCAAATTTTTTAACTAAATTCAGAAATGAATTTTTAAGCACTCTACCTGAAACTTTATATACATCTATTGATAAAAGAAATTTAATTAAAAATATTAAATCACTTTATAGAACAAAAGGTACTGATAGAGGACATGAATTATTTTTTAAACTACTATTTGGTTTAAAATCAGAAACAATTTATCCTAGAGAAAATATGTTAAGAGTATCTGATGGTAAATGGGATACTCAAAAAATATTAAGAGCACTCGCTTCAGCTGGAGATACTTTAGATTTAGTTGGTAGAACAATAACTGGAGAAACATCTGGTGCTACTGCCATTATAGAACATGTAAATAAATTACAAATTGGTGCTACTGAAGTTTCAGAATTTATATTAAATGAAGATACTATTTTAGGTACTTTTGAAATTAACGAAACTATTAGAGGAACAAAATTAGACACAGACGATAGTTTTATCAAAGCTGCTGTTACAGGTATACCTGCCACACAAACACTAACTAATGATGGAAGTTTATATAATGAAAATGATACAGTTACGGTTACGGGTGGTGGTCAAGGAGTTACTGTCCATGTTGAAGCTGTTGGTCGAGGTAAGATCACAGAATTTATAATTGGTAATAGTGGCGCTGGTTACGAAATTGGTGATAATTTAATATTCACAAATACAGGAACAGGTGGTGGATCAGTTAAAGCAAAAGTTTCAATTGTTAATGGTGGATTTACCCAAGAAGATTCAACTTCCATAACGGAAGATCACATTGTATTCGAAGATGAAACTACTAGAGGTGATTTGTACACAGGAAATAAACTTGTACAAGAAAGTGGTACAGGTACAGGTGATATAACAGATATTAGAATTATTAATGCCGGAAATAATTATAAATCTTTACCTACTGTCGTAGTAGCTGATACAACTGGTAATGGAGCATCTATATTCGCTTATGGTACAGATATTGGTAGAGTATTAGGATTAAAAGTTATTGAGTCAGGTTTCGGATATGAAGCAACTCCTACTCCACCTACAGTAGCATTGCCTAGTTATATAATAGTAAAAAATTTATCAGGTTCTTATAAAGTAGGAGAAGTAGTTACTGGAGTTGATATTAATTCAGTTGCAGTTACAGCAACTGTTGTATCTTATACATCAGGTACAGGTGTTTTAAAAGTTTCAAGTCCAACAGGATCGTTTGCCGTAAGTACAACAATAACAGCAGCAGGTGGCGCACAAGCAATCGTTGCGAAAAATGATTTAGCAACTTCTACTATGACTATTGGTAGTGTTGTAGATACTTCAGGTGCATATCTATCACAAGATGGTCAAGTTTCAGAAACAGCCATGAGAGTACAAGATAGCTTATACTATCAAGATTTTTCTTATGTTATTAAAGTTGGTCGAACAATAAATGACTGGAGAGATAGTTTTAAAAAGACTATGCACGCTTCAGGATTTTACTTTACAGGTCAAGTTAATATAGAAAGTAGAATCAATGCTAGAATTACTTTCCCAATTACAGGAATTGTATCGGGCGGAGTTCAAACTCCATTATTCAGCATACTTAATACTTTGTTCTCTAGTATTATTGGTCGAAGATTAGGTACAGTTGATGATGGAACTTCATTAAGAGCAAACGCTCATCTAGTGGGTAAACCTGATTTCCTTAGTAGTACAGTATCACCGTTTACTTCAAGTACTAGAGATATAACATTAAAACGAACACCTATTAATATTACATACCTAAGTAGAGTTAGAAGAGTAATTAATAGTGTAAATATAGTTCAAGGTTTTGCTTCAGCAGGCCCTAGATTTGGTACAATAAATAAATTTGCTAATACAGCATTTGGACTTAGTAATACTCACTCTGGTATTAATTTTAAAGAATTAAACAATATTTTAGTTACAGGTACTCGTTCTTCTTTAGACGGTCAAAATGCTATATTTTTAATGACTTCTAATAAAGATGGACAAACATTAAGAACAAATTTTGCGTTACCTACTCAAATAACACACAATAGAGATGTAACGTACACTGGAACTTATTTAACATTTGACAGCGGTACTGTTACAATGGATAAAAATTAACGTATAAATATAGACTAGAGGTATTAAGGTATTATGGCTAAACAAACAATCAACATTGGATCAACCGCAAATGACGGAACCGGCTCTACTTTAAGAGTTGGTGGTGATCTAATCAACGATAACTTTAACGAAATTTACACAGCTTTTGGAGATGGATCAGTTTTAAGTAACGCAATCCCAGGTAAAGTTCAAGGAGCTAATTTTACAAACTCTTTATTAGTTGGCCACTCAACTACTGGAGCTTTAAACACAGCAGAAGCTAATACTGGAGTTGGTATTGATGCTTTAAATGCTTTGACAAGTGGGGATAAAAATACTGCTATTGGTAATCAATCAATGACTGCAACAAACACAGGTTCTGAAAATGTTGCTTTAGGTAATTATTCATTACTTGCTCAAACGTCAGGTAATTATAATACTGGACTTGGTTTCCTTACTTTAAGATATGTTACTAATTCACAACAAAATACAGCTGTTGGCTATAGGTCTCATCAAAATGGAAATGGCAGTTATAACACAGGAGTGGGTTACATGACTGGTGGTGGTAATAATATGTCTGGTGCATATAATACTTCTATAGGTTATCAAGCTGGAGTGACTATTACTTCTGGTGATGCTAACTTATCTCTAGGTAATAAAGCTGAGCCACTTTCAGTAACTGGAGATAACCAATTAACAATTGGTACTTATGATGGCACAACAACTACAACTTGGATAAGAGGAGATAGTTCTGGTTTATTAACTATTACAGGTGGTGAAGTTATACCAGGAAAAACAGAAGGAACAAACTTTTCAAACAGTTTATTAGTTGGTCACTCAACAACAGGAACTTTAAGTGGAAATTGTATTGGAAATACTGGAACTGGAATTACTGCTTTAGACGAATTAACAACAGGTGATTATAATACTGCATCAGGTTTTGCGTCTGGTACTACTATTAATAGTGGTATACAAAATACATTATTCGGTGCTAGAGCTGGTAGAGCTATACAAAGTGGTGTTGGAAATTCTTTTGTAGGTTATAACTCTGGAATATTAACAACAGGAAGTTATAATATTGCTATTGGTAATGAAGCTGGAGATAATATTACAAGTGGTGCTGGAAATGTAATTATTGGAAGTGTTAATGCTCTAAGTGCAACTGGAGATAGACAATTAGTTATTGCTGGTAATGATGGCACAACAACGACAACTTGGATTTCTGGTGACAGTGCTGGTTTATTAACAATTACTGGTGGTGAAGTTATACCAGGAAAAAAAGGTGGAACAAATTTTACAGAGAGTTTAATAGTTGGCCATTCAACAACAGGAACTTTGAATGCTGCAAATTATAATACAGCAGTTGGCTTTGGTGCTATGGATGCAATTACAACTGGAGATTCAAATGTAATTGTTGGTCAAAATGCTGGTGGAAATTTAACTATATCATCTGGTAATACATTAATTGGTGGAGGTGCTGGTGTAAATTTAACTTCATCACCTGGACAAAATGTTTATGTAGGAAGAAATGCTGGTAGTAAAAATGAAATGGGACAACAAAATGTAGGAATTGGTACTGGTTCATTAGCTGGCGCAACAGGTCAAAGTAATAATTATAATGTTGCTGTTGGAAGTGCTGCTGGTAGTGCCATAACAACTGGTGCTTCTAATATTACGATTGGTTATCAAGCTGGAGATAATATAACAAGTGGTGATGGTAATGTAATTATTGGAAGTATTGATGCTGATAGTGCAACAGGAGATAAACAATTAATAATTGCTGATGGTGTTGATGGTTCAGTAGCTTGGATTACTGGTGACAACACAGGTGCAGTAACAATGACATTAGCTGCCAATCAAATAACATCTACTCAATTAACAGGTGCTACAAATTTACAGATATTAGCATCCGATGGTACTGTGCTTAAAACACTTTTCGGAGCTGGATCTTAAAACCTGATGAAAACCTTTATAAATATAACAAAGAGGATTATAAATTAATTAAATCATATGCCCGCAATCATAACAAACAAATTTAGAATACATAATTCAGAACAATTTGAAGAATCTTTCGGAGAAGCTTCACCTAACGTATATTACTTAGGAATAGGTAGACCTCAATCTTGGGCAACCCTAACAAGAGGAGATAGTCGTACAGAATACGAAGGAACAGATTCAACACCAACAACTCCTGCGGATTCAGTCGCTACAGAATTTTATAGTTTTGATGATTTACTTGCGGTTAAAAGAATTACAGCTTCAGATGTAAATTTTGTTGTTCCTAGAAGAAATTGGACAACAGGCACTACATACGATATTTACAGACATGACTATGGAGAGTACCAAACAGGTTCTACTTCAACTAAAATTACAGCAAATAGTGGAGCAACAACTTTATTTGATGCTACTTTTTATGTTATGACAGACGCTTACAATGTTTACAAATGTTTAGATAATAATGGTAATGTTGCCTCAACAGTAAAACCTACTGGAACATCAACAACTATTTTAGCAACAGGCGATGGGTATAAATGGAAATTCTTATATACGTTATCGGCTTCTCAACAAACAAACTTTACGTCAACAGATTTCATGGCAGTAACCGAAAATGCTAGTGCCGAAACAACTCAAACAAATGTTATATCAGCTGCTGTTAATGGAGCTATTAATAACATAAAAATTAAAACTGCAGGATCAGGTGGTACAAACGGTACTCACACAGGTATTGCAATTAAAGGTGATGGAACCGGCGGTGTATGTTCCGTAACTGTTTCAGGTGGAGCAGTAACAGCAGTAGTTGTAACAACCGCAGGAACTGGTTACACATTTGGAACTGTTAGCAATGCAGAAATTGTAGCTGGCGGAGCAACAAATTTAACTGGCGCTGAATTAGATGTAATTATTCCTCCAAAAGGTGGTCATGGGTCAAATGCTAAAAACGAATTAGGTGCATTTTTCATAATGATGAATACAAATTTAGAAGGAACTGAGGCAGCAGCTTCTGGTGACTTTTCAGCAGTAAATGATTTTAGAGAAGTCTTATTATTAAGAGATCCTACTTCAGGTGGTTCTGCTACAACAGCAACAACTTTAAAAGCAACATATTCAATAAAAATTGCATCATCTCCAACTCCTGGTACATTTACTGTGGACGAAGAAATCAATCAAGCAACTACTGGCGCTGTTGGTAAAGTTGTTGAATGGGATGCTGTAAATAAAATTTTATATTATATTCAAACTCGTCATAATGATGCTGGTTTGGATAGTAATGGAAACTTAACGGCATTTTCAGCAGCCAATGTAATTACTGGACAAACATCTAGTGCTACAGCAACTCCTGATACCTCAGTTACTTCAACTGTGAATAATGTAAGTTTCACTTCTGGATATGCAGCTCCAGAGTTAGATCATGATTCTGGTGATGTTATATATATTGAGAATAGAAGTCCTATTGTAAGAGCAGTCGACCAAACAGAAAATATTAAACTCATCATAGAATTCTAATAATTTATTATGATAGACATTTATAAAATTGAAAATAATATTAATAAAATGAGTTTATCTAAATTAGGTAAAGTATCGTGGACAAAAAAATGGAAAGTAACCACTCCTAATGATAATACGGTTATAATATATAATTTAGCAGATTATTGTAGAAAAAATAAATTAAATA